ATACATAATGAAACCAAATACCTTACAAGCAAACTTACAGCTTTTAAATAAGGCTGGTTTTACTAACATAACTACATTTTGGCAGTCTTATAATTTTGTAGGTTTAATAGCAATAAAATGAATGAAATGATAATATCTGGCCCGTGTTCTATTGAGAGTTTTAGTCAATACGAATCTACAATTTTAGAACTTTCAAAAATTGGTATTACAGAAATAAGGGGTGGTGTTTGGAAGCCGAGAACTAATCAAGGGGAATTTGAAGGTCTTGGAGAAGAGGCATTAAAAATAATTAAGAAAGTTAAAGAGAAATATTTTTTTAATTCTTACGTTGAGGTTGCAAATAGAGAACAAGTTTTATTATGCGAACAATACGATATTGATTGCTTTTGGATTGGTGCGAGAACAACAGGAAACCCTTTTTCAGTTCAAGAAATAGCCAATAGTATAGTAGATAAGAATAAGAAGGTGTTGATAAAAAACCCTATAAATTATGACATAAAATTATGGGCGGGTGCTATAAATAGGTTTCATTCGGCAGGTATAAAAAATGTATCTATTATATTTAGAGGATTTAACACTCATTCTAATTACAGATTTAACCCTATTTTTGATGCAATACAAGAACTTAAAAATCAAATTAAAACTGACATTGACACTTATATAGATGTTAGTCATATCGCAGGAAAAAGAGAGTATTTGCCCGAGTTAATTTCAAAATCAAAATCATTAGGCTATGAAAAGTTTATGATTGAATCTCATATTGAACCAGACAACGCTATTACTGATTCCTTACAACAAATAAAACCATCGGAATTAATTAATTATTTAACTAATGATTGTTTGCTAAAATACGAGAGAAGGCAAATAGACCATATAGATAATGAAATAATAAATTTGGTAAGACAAAGAATTTTAAATGTAGAGTCTATTGGTAGGTATAAAAAAGATAAAGGCATTCAAATTTATGATGATAAAAGATATTATGAAGTTTTAAATAGGTATGGGAATCTAAAAAATATTTACGAAGAAATACATTCATTATCAGTTAAAATACAAAAAGAAATATGAAACCATTTATTTACGAAATAAATTTTGTAAAAGAGCAATCTAAAAAAAAACTATTTAATGTAGTGTCTTTATTTGCAGGTTGTGGTGGTTCAAGCACAGGTTATAGGCTTGGTGGTGGTGATGTTTTAGCCATCAATGAGTTTATTCCATCGGCTTATGAATGCTATGAAAATAATTACCCCGAAACCTTTATATTTAAAAATGATGTTAGAGAGTTAACTGGTAAAATGATACTTGACCAAATTGGATTTAAAGTTGGAGAATTAGATATTTTAGATGGTTCGCCACCTTGTTCATCTTTTTCAATGGCTGGTAAAAGAGAAAAAAATTGGGGTAAAATAAAAAGATATAGCCGTGCTGATAATATCTTTCAATCAACTGACGATTTGTTCAATGAGTATATTAGATTGATAGACGAAATTAAACCTAAAGTGTTTATTGCTGAAAATGTTAAAGGTATTATTCAAGGTAGTGCTAAATCTATTTTAGGAAATAATCAATTAGATATTTTTGATGACCAAAAAGATACGATATTACATAAGATGATTAATTGCGGTTATAAAGTTCGTTATAAGGTTCTTAATGCAAAAAATTATGGAGTTCCACAAAATAGAGAAAGGACTATTTTTATTGGTGTTAGAGATGATTTTGATATTGATATTACATATCCAAAAACTTTTAGCGAAAATATAAATTTGGGAGAATGTTTGGTTGGATTAGATATTAATGAAGATGAAAAAAAAGATTGTTATATAAGCAAATCAACAAACGCTTATGAGTTGTTATTAAAAATGAATATGGGTGAAAACGCTTCAAAATATCATCCAAAAGGACATTATTTTTCTTTGGTTAGATTAGATTTTAATTCTATTGCAGGTACTATACAAGCAAGTCATGGTACTACAAATGGTTGTAGTCATATTCATCCAATTGAAAATAGAAAATTGACAATAAGAGAATTAAAAAGAATTATGTCATTCCCAGATGATTATATTATTTCTGGAACATTTCCACAACAATGGGAAAGAATAGGAAGGTCTGTACCACCACTTTTAATGAAAGAAATATCAAACCACGTTTACAATACAATACTAAAACATATAAAATGAAACCGATTATTTATAATTTAGATGATGTCAAAAAATCATCGCAAAGAAACCTATTTAATGTAGTGTCTTTATTTGCAGGTTGTGGTGGTTCAAGCACAGGGTATAGACTTGCTGGGGCGAAAGTTTTAGCTATAAATGAATTTATTGAAGCTGCTCAAAATGCTTATTCAAGAAATTATCCTGACACATATATTTTTAAGCAAGATGTTAGATTGCTTAATGGTGAAATGATTTTAAACCAAATTGGTTTAAAAAAGGGAGAACTTGATATTCTTGATGGTTCACCACCTTGTAGTAGTTTTTCTATGGCAGGAATTAGAGAAAAAGGATGGGGTAAAGAAAAAAAATATTCCGATAAACGACAAAGAACAGATGATTTATTTTTTGAGTTTGCAAGAATTTTAAATGAGGTACAACCTAAAGTTTTTGTATGCGAAAATGTTAAAGGTATAACTATGGGTGCTGCCGCTAACTTATTAGGCTCCGAGCAAATTGGTTTATTTGATAACGATGAGCCAGAAACTATATACAAAGCACTAATTAATTGCGGTTATAATGTTAGATATAAGGTTTTAAATTCAAAGCATTATGGTGTTCCACAAAGTAGGGAAAGAACAATTTTTATTGGTGTTAGAAAGGATATAAATGCTAAAATAACATACCCAATTAATAAATGTAATGGCAAATACATTTCGTGTGAAGATGCAACAATAGACTTAGTTAATACACAAAAAGAAATATTGGAATCTACGCATAGCGAAGGCAAGGTAAAAGAATATGTAAAAATGTTAAAAGAAGGAGAGTGTGGTAGCAAGTATGCGCCAAGTGGTTATCATGGTCTTGTTAGGGTTAATAGAAATTTTCCAAGTCCAACAATTTGTGCAAGACAAGGGAATAAAGGTGCTTGTTTAATACATTGGTCAGAAGATAGAGAGTTAACAATAAGCGAATTAATTAGATTATCTTCTTTCCCTGATGATTACTATTTAGGAGAAAAATATACAGAAAAAACAGAAAGAATTGGAAGGGCAGTGCCACCATTAATGATGAAAGCGGTTGCAGAGCATATTTATGAAACAATATTAAAAAATTTACAATAATATTTAAGTATGTTAAAACAAATAAGTTTATACGTTATTGACCAAATATTTAGCGAAACGATTAGCTTATCTGCAATGTCAAAAATGATTTACATAAATTGTTTGATGCACAACTTTAGAAACAAACCTGCAATTCCTTCGTCTATGATGGCTTTTGATTTATTCAAAGATGACTTTGGAGATTTTGAAAAGTATAAACGAAATTTTCAAGAATTACATAAAGCAGGACTTGTTGAATTAGGCTTCGATAAAATTAGCTTCAATAATACTTGGGGAAAGCATATGGATTGGTCGCAGTTAGAAAAAGTTCCCGCTAACGTATATGTAGGTGGATTACAATTTAAGACAATCAAGGACTTTGAAAAAGACTTGAGAGGTAATTATAAAATTTCAGAATTAGCGCAAATGAAATTTCATATTTCAGCACAGCAAGTAGAAAAATTAGTAGAGTTATTTATAAAGGAGCAGGAAACTTACGAGAAGACTTATATGAATTTGAGCGATGCAATGAGGCATTGTACATCTTGGATAGGAGTAAATTCAGCAAAAGTCCCATCAGAAACAATTAAATCAAAAGGTAAAATATTAGGAAGATGAAAGAATTATTTGAACAAATACATAATCACAGATTAATAACGTCATCTTTGTGTGCGTTTATTTTAATAGCTTTGTTGTTTATTTGTATAACGGTAACAGAAATTTCAAAAATTTTAAAGAAATGAACAAAAACAATAACACAAAAAGAGAATATAATAAAAAGAAAAAAGAAGATGATGACTTATCAATATTTACTTTTGGGAATGTGCAACCACAGGCTCGTGAATTAGAAGAAGCGGTGTTAGGCTCTATAATGCTTGAGAGTTATGTAGCCGAAAACATAATGGCTGAATTTACTGAGGAGTTATTTTACTTTGAGCAAAATAAACATATTTGCAAGGCTGTTATATCCTTGTATAAGATAAACAAGCCAATAGACCTACTAACAGTTTCAGACCAATTAAAGAAAGAAGGTAATTTAGAAATTTGTGGAGGAACATTTTACTTAATAGAGTTAACGAATAGAGTTGCATCTGCTGCTAACGTAGAATACCATTTGAGAATATTACAGCAAGAGGCTTTAAGGAGAAAGCTAATTTCCGTTTGCTCAAATTCAGTAAAAATGGCTTACGATAGCACTGAGGATATATTCGACACTCACGCAAAATTACTAACAGAACTTGAGTCTTCGGTTTCAGAGTTACTAAAGTATCATTCAGAAGATGTAGGTTCAATACATAAAAAAATATTAGAGCAAAGCGAAAAAATATTAGAGAAAGGTATTAGTTCTGGTGTTGAATCGGGTTTGAGAATGTTAGATAATGTTACTAATGGTTGGCAAAAAAGCGATTTGATAATTGTAGCAGGACGTCCAGGAATGGGAAAGACCGCAATAGCTGTTACTGCAGCTATGTATCCTGCTATCTTTAGAAAAAAACCTACTGCAATATTTTCTTTAGAGATGAGCAAAGAGCAATTGGTTTCTCGTATGCAATCTAACTTATCGAATGTTGACGTTTCAAGAATTGTAAAGAAACAAATAGTACAATTTGAAATAGACAAAATAAGAAAAGAGTGTTACCAACTTGAAGATGCTCCAATATACATTGATGATTCGCCTAACATATCTTTAGTTGATTTAAAAAGCAAATCAAGAAAATTAGTTAGAGATATGAATGTGGAGTTAATAGTTATTGACTACTTACAACTAATGCGTTCTGGTTTGAATATATTTAATCGTGAGCAAGAAATAGCTGAAATTAGTAGAGGTTTAAAGAGTTTAGCAAAAGAATTAAAGATACCTATTATAGCGTTAAGCCAATTAAGTAGGGTTGTTGAATCAAGGGCAGATAAAAAACCAATGCTTTCAGATTTAAGGGAAAGTGGTCAAATAGAGCAAGATGCAGATATGGTAATATTTTGTTATAGACCAGAATACTACGCAATAGAAACTTATGAAGTTGATGGTGAGCAATTTTCTTCCGATGGACTTTTTATGTGTATAGTAGCTAAACATAGAAACGGCGAGTTAGGGGAAATACCTTTAAGATTTATAGGTAGTCAAACAAAAATAACTAACTACCAAGAAGATGAAAATCAGTTTTCGGGAGTAAAAAAAATAACACAAGTAATAACAACAGATACGCCTTTTTAAAAAACAAAAAAAAATGACACAACAAGTAAAGCAAAAAAGAGATAAAATAAAATTAAAAGAAAACAGACTTAAAGAATTTTTAAGTAACGTACAAATGAGTCAACAGGAATTAGCAGATGAAACTAATACCAATAAAGCGCACATAAGTAAGATAATAAACAAAAAGGATTCTTGTATTAGTTTGCCTATGGCTTTGAAGATAGCAAAGGTGTTAAAAACAAACGTAGAAACACTATTCATTTTAGAGTAAAAAAATAAAAATAATATTCGCAAATAGTTGCAAAAAAGTATAACGTATATTATCTTTGCTAAAAATAAATAAGTATGATAGATTGGTCAAAAATCAAAACAAAACCATCGCCAATAAACACAATGACCGATGCTGAACGAAATGAGTGGTTTGATAGCCACAAAGAACAACTTGCAAATTGGTTAGATGTTATTGAATATCTTAAAACCGAACAACATAAAAAAGTATGGCACGAACAAATTGGCGATTTAATGAAAAAGTATAAAATAACCAATCAAAACAAATAAGTATGAAAATAGACTACATCAAAGATACTTTTGAAGAGTATCTATCCAAAACGGATTGTATATCCGCATCAGATATTAAGAACTTTATGAAGAGTCCTAAATATTATTACTACCAAAAATTCATAAAACAAAAAACAGAAAAGGAAAGACACTTTGCGATTGGTAGCGCAATACACGAAATGATTCTTGAACCTGAAATGTTTCAAACCAATTTTGCAATATCTCCAAGATTTGACAAAAGAACAAAAAATGGTAAAGAAGATTTTGAAAACTTTGAAAAAAACAACAAAGGTAAAACAGTTATAGCATCAGATGAAATGGCAATTGTATTAGCAGTTTCTGAAAGCGCAAGAAAAAACAAAACATTAACCGATTTGATTAGCAATTCATACTATGAGTTAAGTTGTTACACGGAAGATGAAAAAACAGGGTTGAAGTTAAAGATGCGTCCCGATTCAATGTGTAAGACAAAAAGCACGATAGTTGACATTAAGAGTTGTTTGGATTCAAGCGCAAAGGAGTTTAAAAGAAATGTGTATAGTTATGGCTATTCAATTAGTGCCGCATTTTATTCAGATTTCTTAAAAAGAGAGAATTACATTTTTGCCGCAGTAGAAAAGGAAGCACCATACCAATGTAGCTTGTATGCTCTTAACGATGAAATGATTCAATACGGGAGAGAGCAATATAGAATGGGTTTAGATTTGCTCAAATGGTCGCAAGACAATAGCCATTGGTGTGACTACAACGAGTTTGAAATATTAAAGGAATGCTATCAATTAGGGAACTTGGATAGCTTCTTTGAAATCAAAGAAAATTCAGAACTAATAACAATCTTATAACCAATAAAAACAAATAAGTATGGAAACAAAAATTTTAGAGGAATTTATTGAAGAATTAAAACAAATTGTTCCAGATAATAATGCAAGTTATAATCCTAATTTAATGCGAAGTCAAGTTTTTGTTATTGATGAAATAATAAAAATGGCAGAACAAAAAGTACTAACCTATAAAAACAAATAAGTATGAACTACACTTTAATTTTTGAAGATAAAGAAAAAAATACACAAACAAAAGATATACAATTTATTTTGGAAGTTTTTAATCAAATAAAAATAAATTTGCCAAAAATAAAGAAATATGACTATAAAATTACTTTGCTTAAAAACGATGGTAATATATCTGAATATTTATCAAAGCCAAAAAACACAAATATTTTAATTCAAATGGTAAAAGATTATTATAAATTTATTGATGATAAATTTGCACTAATAGAAACTCCAGAAAAAGATGAGGTTATTTTGTTTAATACGGGAAGTTCAGATTGGTTTGATACAAATATTTTTGAAGCGTTAAAAAGACCTTGCGACAAAACAACTAAATTATTCATTGTAAAGAAAAAAGATTTGATTGAAGTGAGCAAAAAACACACCAAACTTGGAATCTATAAACTAACCAATAAAAACAAATAATATGAAACAAACATTAAAATCAATCCTAAATTACTTTACAAAATTTTTTAAAAAATACGAAATAAGTTGGCTTGATTATCCAATAATTTTGCAATATGAAAACAAAACCAACGAAGACAAAACCGCTATAATTTTTGGTTTTAACGATTACTCAAACGCTGATAGTTTTGGAAATAAAGATATAGAAGTTACCAATCTACAAATTGGTGTGGGCAACCCACTTAGTTACGCAAGAACCCTTAATCAATCAACAAATAAACCTTTTAAAATTGGTAAAATTAGAGTTCATTCTAAATTTCTTTTTGATAAATACAAGGATTTATTATTAACTTATAAAAAAAATGATGCTAACGGGATGCAATATACAATACCTTACCGAGTTTACTATGGTTATGTTGATATGGCACAAGTTGAGAAAGATATTATTGATATGAACTTTATGTTGAAAGGAAGTAAAATTAGTATTGATGGTAGCACTCATTTTGAGTTTAAATTACTCGCCTGTACAAAATTAGTTTTTATTTTTTTTCCAATAAAATCTCTTAATTGTGGCTATTTCTCAATAAATAAAAACTTAAAAATGCACGAAAATTCAGTTGTTAAACCAATTATAAACTAACCAATAAAAACAAATAGGTATGGCGAACAAACACCTAATGAATGGGGAAATAAAATCAGAGCCTAAATGTTGGCAAGAGCAAGAAATAACAAAAATGCTTGACTTGAAAAAAGAAGGTCTTTCATTTGACGATATAGGCAAGGTTCTTAATCGCACCGCATATTCTTGTAATAGAAAATACTACAAGTTAATGAAAAAACTTGATACATATAACGATAAACATAGGGGTTTAAAATACGATTACAATAAACAATTTTTACAAAAAGTAAATGCCGAAAGTTTGTTAGATGCTTTTAGTGGTGGAGTTTCTTGGTGGAAGCAAAATACAGAATTAAAAGTAATTGACAATGACATTAAAATTGACTGTGCTGACTATAAACTTGATGCTTTTGATTTTTTGTATCATCATAGGAAAAAACAATTTGACATAGTAGATTTAGACCCATTTGGTAGTGCTTATGATTGCTTTGACTTTGCGTTACAAATTGCTCAAAAAGGACTAATTATAACATTTGGAGAAATAGTTGGCAGAAGATTTAATAGGCAAGATTTTGTTGAACATAGATACGGAATGAATTATATTGAAGATTTTACTACCGAAAAACTATCTGAATATGTAGTAAAAAGAGGATTGATTTATAGAAAGATTTTAACACCAATAATAAAAGCAGAAATGACAAACATATCAAGAGTTTACTACAAAATAGAGCATTTTGATTATGGGAATAGTGGGTGCAAATATTTTCCTAAAAAAGAAATTGTAAATTTATTCACTAACCAATAAAAACAAATAGGTATGATAGCAAAATTGCCACGAAAGTTGAAAAAGAAAATAAAGCTAAAAATAAAATCTGACTTAGAAAAAAAACAAGGTTACAAGGTTAGAGTAAAGCTAATAGATGCAAACCTACTCAACCTCAGATTTACTTTTGAAAGTCGCACATATTTAAAGAAAAAACTAACCAATAAAAAAAAATAAACATGGGAAAAGGTGGAATCACAAACAAACCAACAATCGAACAACTTAAAAAAGAAGTTGAAGTTCACAAAGAGGCTTTTAAGGTAGAAAATTTTAAAGCAATTCATTTTATGGAGGACTTAAAGCAACAGCAAGAAAAACTTCTTATAGTGACTGAATTAGCTGATTTAGGTACTAAAACAATTCAAAAAGAAGTATCACACATTTTATTTCAAAACATTTTAAAAACAATAAATAAAACAAAATGACAACATTTAAAATTACATTCAAACACAACGTAGATGATTTCTACACAGCAACAGTCGAAGCAGAAACAAAAGAACAAGCAATCGAAAAATTTGAGGATTCACCTTTTGACTATCTATTAGAAGAAGATGAAGAACCATTTGATACTAAAGGAAATACTTTAGATATTATTGAAACAATAGAAGAATAATTAACAATAAAAAACAAATAAACATGGAATTAACAATCTCACCAAAATTAAACGAAGTAGCCGAAAAATTAAATTCATCCGTGCTTCAAGTTATCGGTAACGAAAACATTAAAGGGTTTCAACGTGCCTACATCATTGCCGATGCAATAGCTGTTTTAAAAGAAACGCTAACAAAGGAGTATATGAAGCCGATAATGAACTTACAAGGCAATAAGTTAGGTTTCAAAACAGACAAAGACAATGCAGGTGGCTATCCTGAAGAAATTGTAAAGAATTGCTTAATCGAAGCAGTATTGTTTGGGTTGCAACCTTGCGGAAATCAATTTAACATCATTGCTGGTAATATGTACGCTACCAAAGAAGGTTGTGGTTATTTACTTTCAAAAATTCAAGGCTTAAAGTACGATGTTATACCAGAATTGCCAAGAATGAATGAGAAGTCAGCCGCAGTAGTAATGAACATCGAATGGACTATCAACGGGGTAACGAATAACAAAAAAATGGATGTTCCTGTAAAAGTAAACGCATATATGGGAACGGATGCCGTAATCGGAAAAGCAACAAGAAAGGCTCGTAAATGGTTGTTTGATACAATAACAGGGTGCGAATTACCAGAAGGCGATAGTTCCGAAAGCGATAGTTTTGAAAAGAAAAAAACAAGTGCATTATCTGATACCGAAGTACCTGCAATTGAAATAAAGCAGTCAGAAGCATTATCTGATAAAAAACAACAAACTTTACTATAAACTTAAAAACGCACAGCCATTCAACTATGTGGATGGCTGTAAAAAACTAAAAAATGGAAAGATTATATAAGTTCACCTTTGAATTAAATGGTGCTATAAATGGGGATGACAAAGGCGAAATTGACTATTTAGGTGGGAAAATAAACTTGGAATCCAATAAGCCAAATACTACAATAAACTTGACAATAATGGCGAATAGACAAGAAGAAGCGGTTAAATTGTTTTCAGAATTTAAGTTGAAAAATCACACAAGAGGAAAATTAAAAAGAGTATCATTATACGTTAATAGAAAATATACACTAATAGTAAAAAAAGCCAATACCATAAATGATAAAACAATTTATGAGGACTTTATTTACAAACCGAATATGCGAAAAATTGACATTCACAATTGGTACGAGGATGAGTGGAATCATCCGAAAGATTGCCAGTTTTTTGTAGTCAGCATAATTGATAGCAATAACGAGGTAGTAGTTATGTTTGAACGCAGGAAAGGTAACAAGGTAGCAGATAAGTACATTATAGGAGGAGCTAATAAATTCAAATCAAAATTTTAAAATATGCAACAGAAAAAAATCGAACACATAAGCCACGATATAAATGTGGATATAATTTTAAAATGCCTTTGGGCAATAAAAGATAATGACCAATTCTATTTCAATTCTTATGGGAAAGAAATGATTGAAAATTGCATAAACCAAAAAATAAAAAAGGAAATTGAACAATCTAAATACCCAAAGGTTATGATTGTAAATAATGTCAACGAAAAAGATTGGGGTTTAAAAAGAGTTGTTATTTCTGAATATAATGATGGTTATATTACAATTGATGGATGTGAAACAATAGAAGAATCCAAATTAAAAAAAGATTTTAAATGCTCTCATTGGAAATTTTCTTGGGAGTTTAAAGAAAAGGAGTTAACTTTTGATGAAAAGATGGAGTTATTGACCGAAATAATAAAGGAAAAAAAATGGAAATAAATATATCAAATGAAGAATGGTTAAGGGTAACTACAAACGAGGGAAAGGTTTATGCAGACGTAAGTTCTACACCAAATGAAGAAAGTTTGACAATCCAGTTTTATCCATCTTTTTCTAAACAAATAATAATTGAAAAAAATAAAATTGCAAAAATGTTCATCTTCCCTAAAGAGCAAGGCATAACAGATTTTGATTATGGTTTATGGAATGGAGGTAAAATAGTTTGGGAATCGTTTTAGTATTTAACAAATAATTATGAAAAATCATACAAAAGTTTACTTTAAATACTTTGGGTATAGCGGTCAAGAGTTTATTGCTTGTGAATGTTGCGGTGCAAGAGCGGTTGATATTCATCACATCGAATCACGGGGTATGGGAGGTAGTAAACAAAAAGACGTTATTGAAAATTTAATGGCTGTTTGTAGAAGTTGCCACGAAAAATATGGCGATAAACAAGAACACTACGAATACTTGTATAAAGTACATAAAAAATCAATGAATGAAGCGAGTTAAAGAAAGTATAGGCGGTTATTTTTTCAACGCAGGAACAAGCTATTTAAGTGAAATAAACCACGATAAGTTTGTACTTGACAAAAGCAAATCTTTTTACCTATTGGATATTATACCTATGGGTGCAGTTAGAATGAACAAGGCTGACGCTTGGCGAAAAAGACCTGTTGTTTTAGAGTATTTTGCATACAAAGATAATTTGAGGTTACAAGCTAAGCAGTTAAAATACGAGTTAGGAAAAACTTTTAACGCTGTTTATTTCTTACCTATGCCTGATAGTTGGAGTGAAAAAAAGAAAGAAAAAATGAACGGCTCTGCACACGAATCAAGACCCGATACCGATAACATTACCAAAGGTATAAAAGATGCTTTGAGAGATAATGATTCTGATATTTGGTGGGAAAAAGCAGAAAAAAGGTGGGCATATAAAGGCTCAATATTAATTTATTCGTAAAGTTTTGTTATTACGTTAAAAATAGTTATATTTACGTCCAAATAATTCTTTATAATTCCTTGAAAACAATCCAAACTAATAACGGTAAGAGAGGTGGTAGCCTTGTTGGGAAATCACACGCAGAAGGCGGTATAAAAGCCGTAGTTGTTGATACGCAAAGACCTATTGAGGTTGAATCAGGCGAAGTTATTATAAATAAACACGCTGCGAAAAAATATTGGAAAGAACTTTCAAAAATCAACCAATCAGCAGGGAATGGAGTACCTATTGAAGAACCCATTTTTGCAAAAGGCGGTAATTTTGAATCTACCGATAAAAAAGAAATCTACAAAAAATGGAAGCAACTTGTTAATATGAGTCATTCCGAATTGAAAGATTTTTACGAAAGTAAAGAAGGTAAAGAAGCAGGTTTATCGAAAAACGAAGCAAGGGAACAAGGTATTCATAGCGGTAGAGAGAGTGCTGAATGGATAATGAAGATGAAAAAAACACCAATGTCGGAATGGACGTTACCTATGTGGCGATGGGCAAAAAGACAAATATCATTTATTAATAGAATGAGTGGTGTTAATGGCGATTTGTATGATGATAATGGCAATAAAACAAGGAAACATACATCGTTGCTAATTTGGGGGCATAATCCAAAAAAGTACGAAAATGGCGGCGGTGTAGAGAGAGATGTGGGAAGCGAAAATTACTCAATTTCAGAAATAGATGATGAAAGTTTGGATGAAGAATTACCGTATCAAGAAACTTATGGAAAAGTTCCTGATGTGAATTTTAATCGTAGAGATTTACAGGATAATGTTGATAAGCCGTATGGTGTTACTGCAAAATCTATTCGGAAGGATTATGGAAAAGAAGGCGATTTAGTTTATGAGGGATATATTCCAATGGACGAAATGCCAAACCCTAAATTAGCTGAAAATGAAAAGGGTGGAACCGGTAATTATGATTGGAGTGAATTGGAAGGCAAACCTAAAAATATGCCACCTGCAAAAATTAAAATTAAGAAGGACGGCACTATCGAAATACTTGACGGCAACCATAGAATTGAACATTGGCAGAATAATGATTTTGATTATGTCCCTGCGTGGATTATTGATGAAAGAGTTCCCGACCAACCCATCAAGGATAAGGTAGTAGGTAGTGGTGTAGGGGGAGATTGCATTGAATTTATTAAGAATACAAAATCTATAATAAACAACGGGTACTATTTGCACATAAAAAATACAAATGTATATGTTGGCGCAGAGGATAAAAAAATATCTAACGTAAAATCGCTTTTATTGATTACATACAATAGTGGTGGTCAATCTAATTTAAAAGCATCAGATACAATAAATTCCTCGTTACTATCTATTGAATTAGCAAAATTACTTGGTTGTGAAATTAGTGTTGCAAGAATTATTGTTTCTGAACAAATAAGCCATTCTAAAAGGGTTTCATTAGATATGTTGAATAATTTTAAGAATGAAAATATAATTATTGCGGATAGAGATAAAATTGAATGTACTAATATTGGAAAGTTTGAGCAGGGCGGTGAGATAGAAGAAATATATGAAAAATTTGGTTTTACTGGAAAAGAAATTAAAGATTGGAAAAGTGAAAATAAGGTACAACAAAAACAAAAGCCAACTCCAAAAGTAATGCAATCAGCAATTTTACTTTCGCAAGGTAAAATTTCACAAAAAGAATATTTAGGAATAGTTAAAATAAATCAACCAATTAAGACATTTAAAGAAGTACCTAAAATACCAACATTATTAGAAATTGTAGGTGCTTTAGATATAAATAAAGTAAATAAAGGAATAATTGGATACACCAAGTTTATTGAAGATGGCGAATATGTTGCTACAAGACTTGACATACCTGCATATGAAGATTATGATATTTGGGTAGTTTCAGTTCACGATGGATTGAAAGAAATTTCAATAGGTTATGGCAAAACAGCTTATCTAAAAAATGTAAAGTTTAAAACTTCACCTAAAAAAGCGTTAAGAATTGCTACTACCGTTGATGCCAAAAGTACTTTTGCAAGAATGTTTGGTACTTGGATAAATAAAGACCCTAATGAAGTCAGAGATATGGCAGTTAAGTATATGAATGACAAAAACTGGGTGCAGGTTGGAATGAATCCATACAGGCACAGTTGGTTTTATGACAAATCAGATGGTATGCCATTATTAAGTGCCGAAGAAATTATACAAGTTGGTGCATTAGTGTTAGCAAAAAAACCCATTAAAACAACTCCTGATAATGATGAATTTATAGCAGATAAAAACAATCCAAATATTCGATTTTCGGAAGGAGGAACAATGAAGAATCAGTTATTAGCACCAAATGGGAAACCGAGCAATTTAACACCAGAGCAATACGAATTAGTCAGAACTCCAGAGTTTAAATCGTGGTTCGGAGATTGGGAAAAACTTGCTATGTCGAAAATTAAAGACCCTGCTATTGATGACGTTACTTTAGCTTATATATCAAAAGATGTATCAAAAGTTGTAGATGAGAATTTTGAGCCTTTAGTGGTTTTTCACGGAACAAAATCATCATTTAATAAATTTAAAAAACAAAACACATATTTTACCAATTCAAAGAAATATATAAAAAATCTTATTGGTCAAGATGCTGAAATAAAAGAATTTTTTTTAAATTCTAATAAAGTATGCGATTTAACAAAATTTGGCACAAGAGAAATATCATTTAAAAATTTTGCAAATGAATGTATTAAACAAGGTGCTAATAAAGAGTATGCTTCTTTTGAAGAGTTAGAAGATTTTGTTCGTCAACGTAAATATATGCTTTGGCAATATTTTAGGTCTGATGATACATATTTATCTGATAACGCAACCGATTGGCTCAGCTACTTTTTTGATATGATAATTTATGAAAATAGTGGTGTGTATGGTTCTAAATCAAAAACAATACTATTTATATCAAATAGAAAAAATAAGCTACCTAATCAAATCAAACTTGCCGATGG